GGTGTAGATTTTGGCGTCCGACGTTTTAAGCTGCACGTCGTAGTAGCGGGTGCCAGCGGTGGCGTTGTCCGTCGTGAGCAAATCGAAGTGCGACTCGCCTTCTTCGGCGTCGTCGTGCGCGGTGACTTCTTTGCGGATGACGGCGGCGGAATCGGCATCCGTGAGCGCGTTTTTGACTGTGAGAAAAAGCGTCGCGCCGGTCAGATCGAAAGCGGTGCCGTCGGATTGCGTCACCCTCACGTCAAGCCGGCCCGAGTCGCCGCGCGTCCACGTGAGGTCCGGTTGTGTGGCGGTGGTCGTCATTGCGGCATGAGGTCGGCGCGGAGGAACGAACCGGCTTTGATGGTGTTGGTGTTGGTGGCGGTCACGCTGCGAAATGTCAGGGAAACGCTGCCTGCATTCGTGCCACCGAGTACGTAAAACACTTGGAGCAGCGAGCGAGTGGTGCCCGTCGTTCCGCCGGCGATCTCGTTTGTCAGAGGATTAGTCGATCCAAAGCCGAGCGTGCCTGTAATGTTCCATTGGCCCACGATTGTTGCGTTTGTGCTGACAAATTGAAAATAAGATGAGCCATCAAACACCGGATTAGCCGTCACCACATACCGCGCGTTCGGTGCGGTGTCGAAAGTGAGGTCGGTGATCGTCGTCGCGTTGGTCTGGTTGGTGATGGAAAGGTCGTTGGTCATGACCTTGAAAATCGTTTGCGCGGTGGAGCCGAGGCCGAGGTTGGTCCGCACGGTGGCGACGGCGTTGGTGGCGACGGTAAAGGCGTTGGTGAAGGTGAGCGCGTTCGTTCCGGAATAAACGACGTGGCCGTTCGTCGTGTTGTAACCGAGCGTTTTTACCGTCTGCGCCGAAGCTGTGCAGACGAAGGCAAAGAGCAGGAGGGCGGAGAGGTGTTTCATGGTTATTGTTTGGCAGCGGTGATGATGCCGTCGTTGTCGATAGAAATGGCCCACGTGGAGTTGTCGGCAGATTTGAGTAGAAATGACGTGATGCCGGTGGGAACCGGCGTCGGGCTGCTCGAGGTCAAGATGTCGTTCGCCAGCGTGCAGGCGGTTTGGTACGTCTGCCGGATGGTGCCGTCGGACACTTCGATTTCGAGGCGGGCGGACGTTGTGCCCGCAGCGAGGAGGGCGGCAATTTCGCTGGTGGCAAAGCTGACGTTGGCTTGCAGTCCGACCGGCCCGAGCAGGTTGGACCCGACCACGGTCACGTTGGCGTAATCCCGATTGGCGCTGCCGTTGGCGTAGGTGATGACGTATTCCGACCCGGCGGAGCCGGTGACGATGATTTGCGGGACGCCACTGACGACCAATCCCAGGGCGGCAATCGCGGCTTGGACGTCGCTCGGGGACGCATTGTAAGCGAGTTGGCCGGTCGTCAGGGCAGGCACTTCGACCGTTCCGCCGCCCGAGGTTACGGCGGCGGTCAAGGCGGTGGTGCTGGTGGCGGTGGCGGCTAGAGAAAATGTGTCCTTGCTGTTGCGAATGACGTAATAGCTGGAGCCGTTGGCCACAGCGGAGTTGGTGAGGCTAAATGAGGTAAGTCCGACCGATTGCCCGGCGTACAGGCCGTGATCGGCGGCGGTGAACAGGTTGGCGGCAACCGAGGAAACGGTCACGTTGCGGGCGGGGAATTGCAGCGCCCACGACCCGCTGACGGGCTTGGGCGACAGGGTGACCCGCTGCTGCTCGTTCGAGCCGCTGCCACCCGTCACAAGCGAAGTGATGGTCGCCGTTACTGCGGACGTAATGGCCGACCAAGTGACTTGCAGGGCGGCGGGTGTGGTCGTTCCGACGGCGAACTTTACGGCGTTTGCCGAGTAATCGACGTATTCGTAGGGTTCGGTAAAAGAGCCCGTAGGTTTGAGGAAAAAAAGCGCGATGCTTTCTACGTCCTCGTCAAAAAAAAGGCTGTCGCTGGCCGGAAGGGTGCTGTCCGGCGATGCGACGAATTGGCGGCGTTGGGTATCGAGATAAAACCTGCGGGCTTCCACGCCAGCGGCGGCGTGTCAAAATCTCAGGCTTGATCGGCGCGGTCACAGCAGCCGGAGAGGCGCTGACGGTTGGCCGGGTGGGCTCGTTCGGCTCCGGCATCAAACGCCGCCTTGGCCTCGGGCGTGTTCTCGCCGCGGGCTAGGCAATCGCGGCAATTTCCCAGCCAAGGCCGTCCGCCATACCAGCCGAGCGCACAGGTGAATTGGCCGCGGTCGCGGGTGCGAGATTGGTGCGGGCAGGTCATGGGCATGCAATGGCGTTGATTTCAAGGTCGAAATAGTAAAAACCATTGAAGCCGCCTGCTGGGGAGCTGCGGGGGGCTGTTTCATAAGCGACCTCGAAATACTGTTTCGTCAACTCAAAAATGCCTATGTCTCCAAAGAATGCATAGGGAGCCATCAATAAATTCCAATCTTGGTCTGCGCTTGCCCACACGCACAGTTCGCTGCGGATAAGCACAACTGATCCGGGACCGTTTTGTTCTCGGTCGTCGCTCCAGGTTACTTCGTAGCAGTCAAAAAATTGATCTTCGACCAAAGCGTTATCTGGTGCCAGACCATCGCCACGAAGCAAGCAATTCCCGACAATTCTGGTGGTGCTCGTGCTGGAGTCGCTCAAGGTCCACTGGCCGTCTATGACAGACAGTGTTACCGTGCCGCTGGCAAAAGTGCTCCCGCTTTTGGACGCGCTGCCTTGAAAGCGTCCGGGCCAGTTGATGGTCACTGCATCCGGTAAATATGTCGCGGTGTAGTTGATCCCCAACTGATTAGCTGGGTACAAGCAGCATTCTGGTTCACAGCACGCGCACGACACCTTGCCGTTGTTCATTACGACCTTGCCGTTTTGCAATTTGACCGAGGGCATGATTTAGCAATTCTCGGTGGCGATCCATTGGATTGCGCCGTTGATCGAGCCGAGAACATAGGTTCCGCTGGTCGGCGGCTCGGGGATGCGCGCGAGTTCATCCAAGGATTTTTTGAGTTCGACCGTCCAGCCGTCGGCGCTTTGCGTCACTTTGATGTCCGGGTCGCCGTCTTGCGGGATGGGCGAGCAGGCTTGGAAGTTGTGGTCGAGCTTCCCGGCGCTGATTTTGAACGGCTCGCTTTTCGGGTTAGTGCCACCTAAAAGCTGGGAAAATTTGTGCAGCACGCTCATTAGTCAATCGGCTCAAGGATTTGCGTGGTGGTGAGGGTGGAGCGAATCACGCGCCCGATTTCCTGCTGGGACAGCTCCGTGATGAAGGCGGTTTTTGACCTTTCGAGAACATTCAAGATTTTCACTTCTTGGCCCTCGACATAGCGAACAAGGCCAAGGCGGCTATTAAAGCGCTCGATGGGCTCGACGGGACTGCCGTCGCGGGGGCTGACCAATTCGTTGCTAATTTTGGTCCATGTAATTGAGCGATACGGCGCAAAGTAGTCGGTGCGATACGGTCGCTGGGCGACGACGGCCAAGGCGGCCAAAGTTGATTCTGGCACGGCGCTGGTGAAGGACCGGGCTTCTTTGCCGTCAAAGACGACGTAGCGCGGCGGATTCGTGGCACCGACCAGTTCCACGTCGCAAAAGAGCAAGCCGCCGCGCTTGTTGACCGTGCGACTGAGAATAAAAAGCCGGTCGTCTTGCAGCGGGGGCAAACCTTTGAATTTGTCAGTGACCGGCGCATCGATGGCGAGACCGGCCAAGAGCGATTCGCTGGGCAAAAAGTAATTGGCGGTGACGGTTACCAGACCGTCGTTTGCCACATTCACATTGGCGCTGACGATTCGGCGAACGTCGCCGGTTGGTTTGACGATGGTGGCGGGCATAAGCTAGGTGGTCATGGCGGTCTGCGGCAGGCGGTCTTGAAACTCCCGCATGAAGGTGTCTTTGAGCCAGTTGTAAATTTGCGTGGCTGAATCTTCGGGCTTTGCGCCGGGGTTGCCTGCCTTGGCTTGTTCTTCTTCCTGTTTGCGCTGCGCTTCGGGTTTGGCGGCATCTTGACCCATGCGCTCGAGGGCTTTGGCGGCTTCTTCTTGTCGGCGTTTCTCCGCGCGTGCCATCATGTTGGCGGCGCTGCCGTGGAGGCCCATCGCGTCCAACTGTGAAGCGCGGTTTTCCGCACGGCTCAACCTGTCGTTGATTTGCCCGATACTACGCATCGCCGCAGGGTCAAAATTTCTGGCTAGGCTGGACAGTTGTTGGAACGGCGTTTGGGCCGCTCCGCCGCCACCACCGCCACGACTGCTGCCACCACCACCGCCACGACTGCTGCCGCCGCCAGAGGCAATCGGCGGAAGGCTGGCTGGATTCATGCCAAAAATTCCGGGAGGCGGGGCAGGATTAAGAGAAAACGGCTGTTGTTGCCCCATGCTGCTCGCCATGGGATTAAATGGGTTGCTCTTGGCTAGCGCGGCGGCGATTTTCTCAGACTCGACGCGCGCGGTGATAAAGTCTTGGGCTATGGTGGCCGATCCTTTTTCTTGGGCCGTCAAAATGTGCCGAGCTGCGTCGGCGGCAGATTGCTCCACGCCAAGCCAATCTTTGGATAGTATCTCTGTGGAATTTAGCGCACTATCAAAAGCCTTTTGGATCTGTTCGCCACCGTTTGTGAAGATTTTGTAGTTTTCAGCGCTTATGTTTTGCAGGGTCTTTTGAACATCCTGCAATGATGCCAATGCCGCGCGGAAAGGATCGCCAATGATTCCCGGCAAGGTGCTAAGAGGACGCAGAAATACATATTCCACACCGTAGGCCAAAGCCTTGTTGAAGCTGTTCACGGCTTCGAGCAATAGCGCTTTGATTCGTGTGCCTAGACCGACAGCATAATCTTCGGCGGAAACGGTCTTGGTAAATGCTTGCGCGGCAAAGATGGCGGCATTGATCAACGCATTGCCTGCCTCTTTTGCTCCGGTGAGCAAAGTGTAGCCAATGGCTTTTGAAGTTTCCAACGGCGCGGCAAAAGCATTGCGGAGCTGCTCGCCAAGGTCCGCCCCGATTCCTGCCGCGTCGATCTTGGCAAGGGCCGAGGCAAAGTTGTCCGCGCCCGCCGCTCCCGATATTAAGCCCGCGACAAAATGATTAACCTTATCTCCCAGCGCCGCAATATCGTCATCCATATCGGCCATTGCTGCCGCGCTTTTATCAAGCAGTCCAGGCAGTGAACCTAAGTATCCTTGCGCCTTGTCGAGTTCACCGCTAAAATTCGAAAAAAGCGGGATTAAGGTGCTTCCGCTGCGTCCAAAAATATCCATCGCTGCCGCAGTGCGCTCAGCTGGAGTCGGCAGAGCCATGATGCTTTTGGCGAGCAAGCGCATTTGCTCTGTTGGTGTAAGATTGCCAAGTTGAGCGTAAGACAATCCCAGTTTGTTCAGTGTTTCAACTTGGGTTTTCCCCCCTTCATTGGCTTCAACTATAAACCTGCTAAGTCGGGCAATCGCTGGACCGACTGCATCAGCCGACGATCCCGCCAGCACAAAAGCCTTTTCTAGCAAAAGCAATTCACCAGCACTTGCACCGGTTGTCTTGGACAAGTCGTCCAACCGTCCCGCCATGTTTAGAGCATCACGAAAGCCCGAGATGGCTTGATTTACACCAACAAAAGCCGCTCCAATTCCCGCGATTTTTGTCGCAATGCTGCCAAAGCTCGAAGAGATCGCACCGCTGGCGGACGCGGCGACAGATTGCAGGTGCTTGGCTCCGCTGTCGAAGCCAGCGGTATTGATGCCTGCGTTGAATTTAATTGCTTCTCCGGCCATTTGATTCGCGGGGGGGTGTCAAGAAACCGAGCCAAGGCCCGGATAGCGGGTCATGGTGCTTTTAATTTGTTTCGACGCGGCGAGCTTGACGCTTTTGCTGAAGAAGTTAGCGCGGGCGTTAAGGGCTTTGCGAAAAGCGGTGCCCGCTTGGGCCCATCGGTTTAGGTGTGTGAGGTTGTTGACGAAGCCGACTTCGTAGGAGGAGCCGCTGCCCTTGCTCATGACTTGGATCAAATCGCGCATTTCGCCTTTTTTGTGGTGCGCGGCTTTTTTGAGATAGCCGGGAGCCTTGACGGGAATGTTGAGTGCTTCGCCGATCTTGACGAACATCGAGGCGGCAAGCCCGCGCGCTTGCTTTTTGCGATCCAGCGACTTGGTCCTCTGCTCCTGCATCTGCCGCCACAGCCACGCGGGATAGGCTTTGGGCTCGTTGCTCGCGCTGAAATAATAGACCAGCTTGCCGTTCTTGGCCTTGGCGCGACGCTCGGCGGCTCGTTGCTTTAGTCGGGAGATTTGTCCTGGCGTGTATTGTTTGCCCGTTCGGCTTTCTGGGCCAGAGTAAGCAAAGTCGTATTTGGCACCAGGGCGTTTGCGGTGGTTGGTCTCGATGGTTTTGACCGTGGCTTTTTTGGTCGTTCGCACCGCGCTGGTCAGCATCGCTCCCAGCTCGTGCTTCATCACGGTCTCAAAATCCTTGCCGCTAATCTTCCGCAAATCGGTGAGCGCCGCATGGAATCGGCGGGCAGCTTTTTCGTCGGGGGAGATTTTGACCTGCACGCTAGACGGCAGGTGTCAGCGCGTCGGCGAGCAGTTGGTCGATGTCGCGGACGGTGGAGGTTCCGCTATCCATCCAGCGCGGGGAGCGACCGGCGGCGAGTTCGTCGAGCACGATGAGCTGGTTGAGCATGGCCAACGGCACACGCCACAGGGCGTCCTCGAGGGTTAGGCCGTATTTTGTGACCCGCGCCGCGATGGCTAACTGCCACGACGGACGGGCCTTTAGGCTTTTGGGGAGTCGTCCATCGTCGGCGCGGCGTTGCCGCTGGCGGTGATGGAGGCGGCAACCATCTCGACTTGACGCGTGATCCACGGCAGGAACGCGAACATGTCGCCGGGCGGGCGGGTGTCCATAAACTCGAAGATGTCGGCTGTGAGGTCGTCGATGGTGGCGATGCGGCGGCGAATATCGGCAATCGTGCGACTGTGCAAATAGACGAACGAATAGACGTTGAAGGCGTAGTCGCCGGACTGCTCGCCGGTGACGAAGCTGTTTTTAAGTCGTGAAAGCAAAGACCAAGTTGCCGACGTGATGGGCCGGAGCTCCAGGTCGTTCACTTGTTCGTTGCCTGCAAAGGTCGCCTGCTCGAGCAGGCCCGCGCGTTTTTCGGGGTCGATGTCCATATCGACCGCGGGGAATTGTCAACAAAGAGGAAGGGCGGAGCCGAAGCCCCGCCCTTTGTCATAAGCAACAACACAGGAACTAACCAAACAAAATCACATGACGAGTTGCGCGACGTCCCTTTTGGTTTTGGCGTCGAGCTTTTCGTCGGCCAGCATCACGCCGCCGTTGGGCAGGTTCACCATGACGAGGCGGCGGGTTCGTTTGAAAATGACGTCCAATAGCAGCTCGCGGTTGAAAAGTGACGCGCGCGCGCCGGGCAGGTCGGGAAGTTGGTCGCGGAGGGCTTCGCACGCCTCTTGACTTTCGAGGATGGCGGCAACGATCTGGCCGGTGGAGAGTCCGCCTGCGCCGTCGGGGCTGAACCAGTAGTGCACAACCTCGCGCCCTTTCTGGACAACGCGCGAAATCGGGTCCTGTTGGCGAAGTGGGACGCCCACCGTGCAAAGGGTGGCGGCGACTTTTGTGTCCGTCGTGGCGTAGTAAGCGACCTGCATCTCTGAATCTCTGGTTGAGGGCGTTGGGGCCGCTTAGAAGCCGTGGTTGGAAGCGCCGATCGTCACCGATTGGAAATCATTGGGCGCGCGGTTCACGGCCACGCTGTCCACGTAGAACGTGCCGGTGACGCCACCGAGGCTCGCTGTGGCGTTGGCCAGGGTGATCGAGGCGCCGATGGTGGGCAGAGCGGCTTTGATGTATCCGCTCATGGAGGCGACGGACTTTTTGCCGTGATAGGCAACGGCGACATGATCGCCGTCCTCGTCCACAACGACGGTTTTGTCGCTGTCAGAGGTTTGCGAGAAAGAGGTGAAGACCGCGACGGTTTCGGAGGAACCGCCGAAAGTGATTGAAGTAAGTCCGATAATGGTTGCACTCATTTGCCATTGGTGCGTTGTCAACTTTTAGCGGACGCGATAGATGCCGGTACGCTGGCCGGACTTCTGCTCGTAGCCTTCGAAAACGGCGTTTTTGATGCTGGCGGCGACGGCTTCGTCGGCCAAACATGCCGGCCAATCGGTCAGGCGGATAAGGCCGTCAGGGCGCTGGGGTGGGATAGGCTTCGTTGCACCAGACTCGAAGGGGGATGCTGCGGCGGAAGCTGCGGGTTTCGTTTTCATAAATCACAGGCTCAAACTCGACACCCCAAACTTTCACAAGGTCAGTGGCGTTGAGGTTGGCGAGAAAGTTAGCCCCGGTGACGACGTTCCAGAGGTCGTGCCAAAGCGCCTTGAAGCCGGAGGCTCCTTCGTCGTCGTCGGCGCTATCGGGCAAGCGGCGCTCGTGGCGTTCTTCGTCGGGCGTTTCGTCGGCGGCGGTCGTGAGGGTGATGGTGACGCGCGCGTTCCACGTTTTCATGCCGAGCACGAGCTCATCGAGCTTCTCGGCACGAATGGCGATCATCGGCAAGCTGTCCTCGTCGGACTCGTCGGCAGAGGTGATCCGGCAGGCGGCAAAGTTGGCGTCTGCGGTCAGGACCGTATCAACGGCTCGCTCCAAGGATTCCTCAAGGCTGTATTCGGGCGCGCTCATTTTGTGTCGGGGCTTTGCAGGGTGAGATCAATGGTGGCGGTGTCGGTGTCGATTTGCGTGATGCGGTAGCGGCGGCCTTGAAACTTGACGATGCCGCCAAGGCGGAAGGCCGGGGCCCCGTCTTTGAGCACGGTGGCGGTGAGTCCCCTTGCCGCCTCGAAGCCGCCTTCGCCCAAGGCGTTGCCATACGTTTCCTCGCCCACCACGGCCAAATAGCAGCGCTCACGATATTCGATTTGGTCGCGGATGGTGCCGACGGCTTCGGCGCTGGCGGCGGTGTAGGCCTGGGCAAACTGGCTCATGCGCTGGGGGTGGTGTCAGCTTTCGGCACGAGGTCGGGATTGCGGCGGCGGAAGATGGCCTCACCGACTTGAAAGGCGTCCTCGGAGTTTTCGGCGGCATAGGTGGCGTCGGTCGGCACGGCGGGATTCCAAAACGGATGCTCGTGCTTGAAGACCAAATCGGACGGGACGAGAAAACCGCTGCGTTTGGCGCGCATGGAAAACTCGGTGTCGGAAAACACTCCGGCATATTCGGGAGCGAGGATGTTTTGCTCGCCATAGCCGAGATGCGGAAACGTCGGGCGGGTGACGCAGAACGTGACCATCAAGTCGTCGTTGCGGTAGCCGTCTTTGATTTGCAGAATTGCTGGTTGGTTGGCGTCTACATGCGCGCGCAAAGCGTCCTCAATCGCCACGTCCCAATGAAGCGGCGGGAATACGTCGTCTTGCGCGGTGATGATGATTTGCCCGGTGGCGGCGTTGGTTGCGGCGTTGTAATTTTGGACGGCGGTTCCGCCAATGCGGTCGAGGTTGCCAGCGGGTGAAACGGCATGACGGAAGCGGGAGAGGATGCCTGCGGATTCTTCGTCGTCCGCGCTAAAGCCGAAGATGTATTCGATGCGCTCCGGGTTGGCGGCGGCATCGAGCCAGCGTTTGCGGGTGAGCGCGGCCTGTTGCGCGCGGCCACGGGTGGGATGGCACACGCTGATGCTGTATTTGTGGCCCTTGAGCCGCGCGCGCTCAATATCATCAGCCTTGTCGGGTTGGCCGGACATGCGGAGCCATTGCGTCCAAAGTGCTTCACCGGCCCAGCCGTAGAGGCCGTCGCGGTGTGTCCACGGCTTGTCCACCGGGCGCGGCAAGGCCATCATTGCGCGGATGTAGGCTTCGGCGGTCACAAGGTCGCCAAGATCAAGGTGCATCGCGCCAAGCAGGGCCAAGGCCTCGCGGCGGTTGGGTTGCGTGCGGTACGCACTGTGCAGCGCCGTGAGCATGGCCTTGTATTCGGCGCTGTCCGTTTCGAGAATCGGCGGGCGGGCCAGTTCGCAGATGTTTAGGCAAAGCTCGTAACGCTCGGTGGCTTTGAGGTTCGGGTGTGCCAAGGCTTGCTTGGCGAGATCCATAGCCTCGGCTTTGCGTCCGTGGCCCATGTATTCGCCGTGGAGATGGTAAAGCTCGCTGACGGTGCGCTCGGCTTCGGGGATGCTTTCGAGGATGGTCAAATTGCGGTTGCTGCCTTGCTTGGGCTCGTCGTCGGGCAGGTGCACGACGGTGGGTTCGTCACAGCGGGCGATGTTGGTCCCGGCGTCCATCTGGAAATTCTCATGGATGCGATTGACCCATCGGCCCTTGTCGCGGCGGACGAGGCGTTCGCGGAGGTTGTGGGCGATGCCGCGACCGGCCACGTTGTGATACAGGGCAAAGGCGTCGAATTTGTCGCCGTGTTTTTCAAGCAGCTCGTGCAGGGCGCTGGCGAAATTCGGGCCGGGTGTGTCGTCGCTATCCACCCACAGCGCCCAAGGCTTCGAGGCGAGGTCGAAGGACTTTTGCCGCGCGGCTCCAAAGTCGTCTACATGCGGCCATTGATTGCCGGGGGCGTTGGCATAAACGCCGTAGATCGCGCCGTGCTTTTGGCACACTTCGGCAACCTTGAGGTTTTTCGCGTCGGCTCCACAGGCATGAACCACGACCATTTCGCCAACGGCGGGGCCGAATTGAGTGAGGCAACGGTCAAGCCGTTTGGGTTCGTTGCCGACGATGACACAAAGCGCGATCTGCTCGCGTGGGCTGGTTTTCTCCATCTCGCGGGGAGATGGGTTGTCAACAAACGGCGGCTATCCTCGCCTTGGCGATCTCGACGTATTCGGCCTCACGCTCGATGCCGATAAAGTTGAAGCCCTCCAGTGTCGCCGCCTTGCCCGTGCTGCCGCTGCCCATAAAGGGATCAAGCACGATGCCGCCCGGTGGGGTGATGAGGCGGCAAAGGTAGCGCATTAGGGCAGTGGGCTTGACGGTGGGGTGGTGGTTGCGGGCAAGTTTAACGCCGCGCGTATGTTGAGCGCCGCCGTCCGCCCTCACCGTGCGGTCTGGCGCCTGAATCCCCTCGCATCCCTCATCACGATCCTTTTTGCTTGCCTTGGCGCAGTAGAAGAAGCGGGCGGCGGAGCCGGAGTCTCGGTATTGCTGCGTCTCAGCGTTGCCCCATGTGCCGCTGTAAACGCCACCAGAGTCTGTGCCGGTGTTACCTCCGTTTCTTGCGTTCGCCGCAGGAAACAACCCCACCACATCGTCGCTGCCGTCGTGGATTAGGTTTGCCGGCCAGCGACCTTGCTGTCTGACTTGTTTTATACGCGTGCCGCGGTCAATCCATCCGCCGCCATAAACGCTGGTTGATCCATCTGACGACTTGCATGGGGCTTCATTAAAGCGTTCGCCGTTTTCGTTTGGCGGCACCTTGCACCCATCCACATTCAGCGCACCCGTGCCGTGCTCTAGCACGTTGGCCGCCACGGTGCCGGACAGCGGCTTGCGGGCGACGGTGATGGGTTCCAGCGCGGGCTTCAGGGCGGTGCCCCAGCCTTGCCATTGCTTTGCGGCGTGGGTGGCGGGGGCGGTGATGATCGTCGTTGACGGACCGCCGAGGCTTTCGCCATATCCTGTTTCGCCCGTGCCGTTGTTTGGGCGACGGCTTGCGTATGCGTTGACCCCCACCACCTCCCTTTTCACCCCAGCCGCCTTATCCATCGCCTTGCTAACGTCGTGCGACTTCGGAAACCCTGATCCATACACCCACGCAATCATGTCCCGAATTTCAAAGCCTGCGTCCTCAATCCGCACGGCCATCCGGTGTTGCGTGCGCGTACCCGCAAACGCCAGCAAATGCCCGCCCGGCTTGAGCACCCGCAAACACTCGCGCCATATCTCCTCGCTTGGCACATCGTAGTCCCAACGCTTGCCCATGAAGCTCAGGCCGTAGGGCGGGTCGGTGACGATGGAATCCACGCCGGCGTCGGGCATGGTGCGGAGAATTTCCAAACAGTCGCCGTGGTAAATCTCTTGCATCTCGCGGCTTGCCGAGTGTCAACAAAACGAAAACCCCCGGCGGTTGCCGGGGGCTTCGTGTTGCGGTTGGGGAGATGGAGACGAACTACGCTCCGAGAGCCAATTTCGCTGCGCCAGTGATCGCGCGGCTTGCGCCGAACACACACTCGAACGAGACGAAATGCTTGCCGCTCGAGGGGTTGTAGTGGCGACGATAGCCGAGGGCGAGGCCGCTGGCGGGATCGTTGACCACAGTGGCGGCCAAGTATTCGCTGGGCGCTTGGGGTTCCAAGGCGCGGACGGCGATGGCGGCGGCGCTGGGGTGAACGGCCAAAGCGGAGAGGCTGATGCCGTTGGCGGGCAAGATCATCGACTCATAGACGTTCATGCCGAGGACGCGGGGCGCGCGGCCCTCGCTGATGGCGTCGCGGCTGCCAAAGGCGCTGGCATCCAACAGGCCGGACTGCGACAGCAGGCTGTCGTAGAGCGCGGTATTCAGGATGAGAGCGCGGTCGGTGAGCGGGGCTTTCTCATCGCTCAACGCTTTGCGAAGGGCGCGGGCGTTGGTGATGGTGAAGGCCGAGAGGTTGGTGAGCGAGGCGCTGAACTGCGCGGCGCTGCCAGCCGTGGTGACGAAAAGGTTGTAGAACGAAGTTAGCACGCTCTGAGCCAAGGCGCGGCCTTGCTGCGTGGCAAACTTGGTGATCTCGGCGACCGAGGATTTGGAATACTCGGTGTCGGACAGTGAAACCGTCACAATGCGGTGGGTGTCCACGTTGATTGTGACTTTGTTCATCGTGCCGCCGTCGACTTCGTAGGAGTTGTCGAAGGTGGTCGCGGTGAGGTTGGCGATGAGCGGAACTTCGACGGACGCGCCACGACGGACGACTTCGTTGGAATACGAAGTCGTGAAGATCGAGAGCGGTTCGAGGTCTGCGGTGAAGGACTCAAGCGCGGCTTGCGCGATGAGTTTGTCGTTGAGGGCGGCGTTGATGGTGGCCATAGAGTTTTTGTGGGTTGGGGGTTAAGAGTAAAAAGTTTTGAGGATGGCGGCTTTGTTGGCGCGGTAGAACTCGGTGGCCTCCGGGCCTTCGAGCGCGGCGAACTTTTGCGCGGCAGTCAGCTCGGGCTCGAGCGTTGCGGCAGCGACCGGCTCCAAGCCAACACTGGCGACGATGGCGGCGGCCTGTTGCCCGGCGCTCATTTGCTCGCTGCGAAGGACGTTGATTTCGTTGTCCTTGTTGGCGTTTTCGGCGGTGAGGCGCTCGACTTCGGCCTTGAGGGTTTCGATTTCCTTGGCCGTGTCTTCGGCGGCTTGCGCGGCGATGGACTCGGCTTCGACTTTGGCGGAAAGTTCGGCCTGGAGGGCGTCAACTTTCGCTTGGAGTTCGGCGTTCATATTATCTTCCGCGGAGGTGTCAACCGCGCCGTCGGTGACGGGCGCGTCGGTGACGCTGATGACTTCCTCGGCTTGAGCTTGGGGAGCGGTGGCTTGCATAGTGTTTTGAAAATTGGCGAAGCGGGCGCGGGCCTGCTCGGGGGTGATGGACGCGGCGGCGGCAAGCGGTTCGTCAATCTCATCGACAAAGCCGAGGCGGAGGGCTTCACCGGCGTCGAGCCACGTTTCGTCGTCCATCATTTTTTCAATAGACGCGCGGGGCTGGCCGCTTTTGCGGACGTAAGCGTTGACCAGCGTGGCTTTGAGTTTGTCGAGCACGTCGGCTTCTTTGCGGAGGTCGTTGGCGTCGCCCATGGTCATGCTCCAAGGGTTGTGAATCATGATGAGGGCGTTTTCGGCCATGCGGGTTTCTTCGCCGGCCATGGCAATGACGCTGGCCATGCTCGCCGCAAGTCCATCGACGTGAACGGTTAAGCCGCCCTTGTGACGCTTGAGGGCGTTGTAGATGGCCGCGCCTTCGGTGACGCTGCCGCCAACGGAGTTGATGCGAAGGTCGATGTGCTGGCCTTTGAGTTTTTTGATGTCGGCGGCAAATTGCTTAGCGGTGACTCCGCCGAACCCGATCTCATCGTAGATCGAAACCTCCACGCTTTCGGGGGCTTCACGGTCATCGGTCGATTGAATTGCATACCAGCGGGCGGAGTTCATTGGCTTTGCGGCGGTGTCAAAGTCTCGGCGGGTGTCGCCGGTGCGGGGTTCGGGTTGAAAGTGGCGATGCTGTCGGCGCTGATGCCGAACTCGGCGGAAAGGTCGGCAAGGTATTTCGCCTCGGCGGCGCGTTGGCGAAGGGCGTCTTTCCACTCAAGGCCGCGCTCGGAATAGTCCTCGCTGTAAGTGCGAAGCCCGGCGCGGACGTCGTTCAAATTGGCTTGCGCCTCGCGTCCGTAGTCCACGGAAGCAGCGGCTGGGCGTTGCCATTCGACGCGCCACCAGTTGTCGTTCTGCGGGATGAGGCCGCTTTGCATACCGAGCGTGATGACGTGTGCCCAAACGCGGGAACAGAGGCGGTCAATGAGCAGGGCTTGGCGTTGCTCAAAGGTGCGCTGGGCACGGACGAGAACGGCACGGAGCGCGGCTCCACCGGCGTCAGCCGGACGCGCGGCGAACTCCCACGGAATGCCGATGTTCAAGCAGACTTCGCGGAGCAGCATGTCACAAAATTCGCGGAAGTTTTGCGACGGGCGGTTGCTGTTCCACGCCACAAGGTCTTCGCCCATGCCGAGGCGGGGGATGGCTCCACCGGCGTTGCCGAGGGATTCGACGGTCACTTCGGAGTTGTCTTGGGTGTTGACGCTGGCGGTGGATTCGCCAAAGAAGTCCGCGCCTTGCGGGTTGCTGGATTTGATGGCGAGGGCAACGTAAGAGGAAATCTTGATTGCCATTTTCTCAAAGCTGATGGCGTCGGACACGTCGCGGAGGTGGTTGATGGACGGCGCGAGCGGGGTGACATAGCGGAGCTCGTCGCCTTGGCTGGCCTCGCCGACGTGGATGAGCTGTTGCGCGGGAATGTCCTCGAAACGCTGGGAGGGGTCGATGCCGTCGCCGATCAAGTGACGGTAGAAAATCGGGCGCATCTGCGGGTTGACCACCACGCCGTCAATGGTGTTTGGACCACCCTCGCGCGCGTTCGGGTTGCTCGGCTCGTAGATCGAGCTGCGGGCGTCGCCGATGCGGTGGGCAAGGATGAGTTGCAGGGCGGGATAGCCGGTGGATTGCGCAGTGGTGCGGAAGAACACCTCGCCGTCGCGGTCGATGGCGACCGAGGCGATGCGCTGCATTTCGCGCCAAGTGTAGCGGCCTTGGATGTCGGCGACGCGGGACCATTGCTCAAAGAACGCTTCGGCGGCGGCGTCCCATGCTTCATCGCCGGAGCGGGCCTGCGGGCGGATGCCGGAGCCGGTGACGTAACGGGCCTTTTCATTCACAAGGCCGCGCACAAAGGGCATGTTGTTATAGACCCAGCGCGAAAGTTTCATAAGGCGTTCGCGGTCGGCTCCGCTGACGTCGATGTGCGAATCAACCGCCGTGGCGTTATAGGGAAACCGGCGCTGGATGGATGGACGCGCGGCGTCGTAGCTTTGCGCCTTGGGGCTGAAGGCTTTGGTGACTAATTTCCAGCGGTCGGCAAGTTTCATACGAGGGGGTAATTGAACGCGACCACGGAGGTCTTGCTGGTCTTGCGTGTCAGCCAGAGCTCAAGATCGGCGGACGAAAGGTCTTTGATTTGCTTCCACGCATAGAACGCCAACTCGGCAACGGTGCCTGCGGTCTGGTCGGGGGGGAGGCTGTACGAATAGGACTTGCCGCCCATGCTGGCGCTGACCAAGACGCGCCCGCCTTCCTTTGCTACGGTGAAGTTATTGGCGGCGATCTGCTCGAGCGCGGCAACGGTCTTTGTCGCGTCTTTGCTGTTGGCGACCCAAACGGAGAAAACAAAGCTGCGCGGCGTCATTGTGAACGCGCGGCGGTGTCAAACTTCGGCGGCGTCTTCGATCTTGGGCTTGATGATGTTTCCGTATTCGGCCAAGGCCAGAATCATCAGCTCGCAATCGAGCATGTGGTTGGGACGGCGACCGATTTGTTTCCAGATGTAGTTCTCGCGGCCTGTGAGCGGGCTGCGCTTCACTACTTTGCGGTGCGCGTCGAGGTGCGCTTTGTATTCCTCGGAGGCATCAGCGGCCACGGTCCACGCCGGACCCTTGCCGCCGCGTAGCCACTCCAGCACGTCTTGCGCGGCGGGCGACGAGAAGAGCATGAGGAAGTAGCCGCGGCGATAGGGCTTGAGGACGCTAATGGCCTTGCGAAGCATTTTGCCAAATTTCACGCCGTAACCTTCCGCGCGGTCTTCGCCTTTGGCCGGGATGTAGCGGTTGCGGATGCAGACATCGAGCACTTCGTCGGTGCGGAAGCCGGAGTCCACCACGACCAGTCGCGCCATCGTGCCGCCGATGTTGCGGGGTGTGTCCAAGCCAAGCTCCTGCACTTTGAACTCGAGATCCGCCCAGGTGGTCAACTGGCCTTCGTCGATGAGTTTGCTGGAGCCGTCTTTGGCGAAGGCTCGGCAGACGAAATAAAAGCAGGACTGCTGCACGTCCACCGCCATGATGCGCGCGGTGTCGTCTTCGATAGGTTCGCGGAGTTTGTATTCGCCAACGGTAAGCGGGCGGGTTTCGTCGGTCATGGCGTCTTCCCACGGCTCGGCCAAGATGCTGTTGACGAAATCTTGCAGGCCCATGAGGGATTGTTTGTCTTGGAGGAATTTGACGGCGAGGGCGCCAAAGCTACGGCGGACGGAGTAGAGCGCGGACAGGTGGTAGCTGCGATGGCCGGGCAAGGCGTTGGCGTTTTCGGCCCGCCACTCGCCGCCGCGTAGCATCTTGGTTTTGAGCGCGTCCGTGATGTGGCCGTTGCAATGCGGACACTCGAGGCGGGCGGTTTCGCGGACGCGCTTCAAGTCCCATTGGTTCTGGTCGATGCGGGCGCCGTCGTCCCATTTCATCATGGGCCACGAAAGGAGTGTCATCTCGCTGCAATGGGGACACGGCAACCAGAATCGGCGTTGGTCGCCTTCGAGCCATGCTTTCCATATTGAGCCCTCCTGCGTAGTCGGCGTGCTGGTCATGACGATCAAGTGCATCGGGAATGACGCGACACGCTGGACGGCAAGCTGCACGGCGGCGGCTTCTTGCTTGGTCTTGGTTTTGTATTTGTCCACCTCGTCAAGACACAGGAGCGAGATGGAGCGTCCGGCCAAGTTCCCGGGGCTGTTGCTGCCGATGAACCACAGGTGCATGCGGGCGAAGGCTTGGTCGAGGTTTTTAAATTTGTCTTTGTTGCGTGGGAGCTGGGCGCGCAAAACTTCGTTGTCGTCGATCATGACTTGCCAGCGAGACTCGCTGAATGATTGCGCGTTTGTTTGCGTATCGAGCACCCACAGCGCGGGGGCCGGCGCGCGGACGAGGCGGTAGGCCATACCGACTTGAATGGCCGTGCTTTTGGCCACCTGTGCGCCGCAAAGCAAAGCCATCGAGCGGATGCCGCTGGCCGGATGGAAGGCATCGAGCCATTCCCTCATGTAAGGGTAACTGCGAACACGAAACGGCCCCGGCGATGAGGTGAAGCGGCTGCTGAAGGTGATGTTAGACTCAGCCCATTCAGTGACGCTTTGCCGAGGATGAGGCACCCATTGGCTACGCCACATGGCCAAGGCTTTTTCGCGGCTGTCAGGAATCCACTCGCAGCGCATGGCCGGTATTACTCAAGGTTGAAAAGACTTGTTCGAGGTAGTCGGCGACGGCATCGCGGGCCAGCTCAGGGTCATGCGGGTTGGCCGCTTGGGCGATAGCTCCAGGCATGGCTTCCAATAGCGCGCGGAGCTTGCCGACTTCCTCGGCGATCACGGATTGCACCTGATCGCGGTGCATGAGGTTCTGCGCTTCCTGCTCGGAGCGAACTAGATCGCGCTTCCTTGTCTCGTGAGCTTCCTCTGCATCTTTGACCGTTCGGCTGGCCGCGCTGCGCTCTTGGATTGTCGAGGCGTTCTCAAAGTCTTTGACGGCGATCCGACGCAACCGATCTGTCACGGCCAATTCGTCGGGCAACTCTGGCAAGGCCGACAGCCCCACCGGCTCTACTTTTAAGGTTTGACCGGGGGCTGCCTTGCTTCGCCGGGCGCTCTGGTTTATCCGCCGCCACTCCATCGCGGCCTCGACGCTGGTCAAGGGCATCCCACGCTTTACGGCTTTGGCAACTGCTGGCTGGCTGATGCCTAGCGCCTTGGCAATCTGGCCTTGCGATAACCCTTGGGACATAACCCATAACCTTTGTCAAAGGTTATAGGCTCGCAGGTATTCTTCGAAATTGATCGGGCACTTGCGTCTTAGGTCAGCGGGACCCCGAAACCTTGGGGGGGCAGGAACTTACAACAGCGCAATCTGGTGCTGGCCAACCAGCCGCGCCCCGATGCTTCTGTTTTCATGTCTCCACAAAGGTTCAAGATTGGTAAAGTGCGTTGCCCTCACCATCTGCTGATGATCGGTCAGATCCCACTCAGCCAACGGGATTTTGTGGTGTATTTCCCATTCCCCGTGATTGTCCCATCGCATACCACGCTTAAACTGTTTCTCAATCCATCCGCGCGCTTCTTGGAAAGTGCATCCAAGGTATTCGTTGGTCTTCCTGCTTTTCTTTGATTTGGTCTTGCGCGCAATCCTTGAGATCACGTTTCGCATAATCTGCCGCAGCTTAAACTCTGGCGTGTCTTTGTATTCGTAATATCTTTTACGCGCATAGTCTGCGCGCTTGCGTTTGTTCTCTTCGTGATTTCCGTAATACAAAGCCAAGGCAATAGATTTTTTGATTTCTGGATCTTTCGACCAGCAGGACATTGTTTCCCTTTGCGCCCAATCGCCTTGATCCAAATCAAACGCCCACGCCTGCCACTCCTCGACAGATTGCGGATACCTCTTGCCCCACGCATCTGGCCGCGCATTGCCAGCCCTAACAGCCGCGCGCCTATTGGCCTGTGCTCGGCTTTCAACTGGTATGCCCAGCCTGCGCTTGACCTTGTTGGGCCACGTCTTTTTAGTGCCCAGCATAAACGCCGAATGCGCGGCTGGTAGTTTGATCGCCACATGGCAATGGAAGCAGGGCATGATCGCCTCGTATCTGCTTCGGGTTGGCTTAAAAAGGCGCGTCGATTGACACGCCGAGACACTCGGTGTTTGCACACCAGAGGTGCGGTGTCAACCTGCGGACAAATGCAGGTGGCCCGCACCTCATTGCTTGTGCCTACCCTTCAATCTCCTCCACCAGTTGCACCACCGGCTTGGCTTTAGCCATGAAGTCCCGCTTCACTTCCTCGCTCCAGTCAAGCGGGTCGATGTTCAGATGGAACGACAGGCTGAACGGCAGCGACGTCTTCCCGCCCTCGATCACCGGCTTCGGTGGTGTAGGCGGCGCAAAGTTCTGAAGCACCAACTGCTTCGCCGCTGATGGGTCTGTAAATAGAGAGCGGACTTCCTTGTGCTTCTTTGCGAGCTTGATGTTGTAGCGCGCTTGATTCGGGTCAATGCCCTCATTGGCCAGCGCATCGACGAACGTGTCGAACGCGTCGCCCAGCTCCATCTCCGCTTGAATGAGTAGCCTGCCCTGCTCGTGCATGGCCTCGGCTGCTTCTTTCATGCTGCCGATGGCTCCCGCCTTGGCTTCTTTAATCCGCTCGCTTAACGCGCGGAGTTGTTCTAGCGATACTGTCGTCAATTGTTTGCCGTTGATGTCCATAGGTCTGATGTCTCTTTCTGTGTTGATGTTAGGTCTATTTTGGTTCGTGTCTGCCCGACGATCATCTGACGCAGGGCATAAACTTTTCTCGCCTCCAGGCTCTTCTGGCTTCTGGCGATGGTTGCAGGGTTGGCCGCTTTACGGATCTCGATCACCCGCTTGGATACCGCCGCGCGTGTCACATCGAACTGCTTGGCAATCGCCGTCTGAGTGCGGTCCTCGTCCTTGTCCTCCAGCTCAAACGCCGCCTGCCAGCACGCCACGAAATACTGAAGGTCAGGGCAAGCTGACGCCTCCCGCGCCTGTTGGAGAAAGCGCACAATGGCCTCCCGTTGCGCCAGCCGATGCGCGTCCTTGTCCGTCACCTTGAGCACGCGAACCACCGCCGCCTTGCCGTGCGTCACAGCATCCGGGCAAACCTTCACGTCTGCCGCCCGGCACATTTCCAGCCATTCATCGGCCCAGATGTCCTCCGGCCTGTCCTCATGGGTTGGCCAATAAGACGCCTCTTTTCTATCCGCTGGATCTCCTCCGAGCATTTGCGCGCGTTTCGTGTCAATCATCTGTGGTTCCTCCGTCTGCTTGTTTTCTGCAAAAGCCTTCGCCGTTTCGCCTTGGATCGGTCGTGCTTTGGTTTGGTCCTCCGCTTGCGCGCAAATCGCGTCCCGATTGGTCGCACGGGGTCTTGCCCGTAATGCCCGGCGGTTGGAGGTAGCGGTTTCGGAATGCTCATGCCGCCCTCCCGTCACTCAGCCGGATGGTGACGCCTTCCGGCAGCAGCTCCACCGCAGCCGCATCGAACAAAATCAGCCCGTCGGCGACCTCTTGGCCTACGGCCTCGACCAACCATTTAGGCGGATGGCCGTTGTTCAATGGCTTTTGGCCACTTCGCAGTTCAGCCAGTCTCATTTTTCTTTTTTTCATGGGTTTTGGGTCAGTTGTGCGATTGCCCCTTCAGACCTTGGGCGGACGGGACGTAAGGCACGTCCGTCCTTGGTCTTTCGGGCGCTCGCATACACACACATTTTCCTTAAGGGTGTGTATGCGGGCAAAAGTGTCTCAAAATGGGTCATTTGATCCTTTTCTATCGGCAGTCTTGAGCCGCCAAATTGGGCTTTGATTCGGGCCAGTTTCCACCGCCTCTACGCCTGCTTGTGAAAGCGCATCGGGCATCCGCTCAATCGACGCGGCCCAAGCCCTGACCATGCCATCAGTCGGGAACTTGCCACCGGCCTTGATCGCCGCCGTGATGGCCGATTTTCGCGGCAGACTGCCTCCATTGGCGGCCAATGCCGCCCTCACCGCCTCGGCCCGCTCTGGAGCCTTGCTAATGGCCGCCTTGCCCGCCTGGCGTAGCTTGCTGGCATCAAGCTCATCTCGCGGGTTCAGCACCGGCGCAGCCCACTCAAAGACCGTCGCCGGAATCGGCGCGAACTCCCGCAGGCTCGCCTCCAAGACAAAACAATTCTCCTCCTCGTGCGGAGTGAACGTCACGATGGCGTCAGGATCCCGTGCCATGACTCCACTCCCTGAAATTCTGTCCATTGGATCCTTGCCGCTTTGGTTCCCCTTGGAAAAGTGCGCGGCAAACGCAATCGCGGCCCCGCACTCATCGGCAAACTGCTCAAGCTCTAGCATCAGCCCCGCCATGTCGCCCGCCGCGTTCTCGTCCCGACCGCCGTAAGTCTTATAGATCGGGTCGAGCACGATCAGCCGCAAGCCGCCCGGCACCTCAGCCAGCCTCTTGCGCGCCGCCGACAGCATGATCGTCAGGTCGTAGCACTTGCCCCGCAGATTCCACGTTAAGAACCGCTCATGCACCTCGGGTGCGAGCTTTTCATCTTCCGCGATCCCGCGAAACGTAGCGATCCACTCCGCGCGTTTGCCCGCCGTCGATCCATCGAGCTCCAGGTTCACATACAGCACCGCCCCCTGCTCACACTTAAACTTTCCCAGCCAATACCCCCCTGACGCCACTGCCAGCGCCAGATCGAGCAGCGTCCACGTTTTGCCCATCTTGGACGAACCGCCGATGACCAGCTTGCGCCGTTGCCGCAGAATGGCACCATCCTCGCCGCCCTCTGGCCCGCAGATAAGCAGCCCGGGGGTCTGCGCCTTCAGCGCGAAAAGCTCATTGCCTTTAAGCCACGGCGGCAACGCATCCGACTCCGGCGGATCGTCCGCCACGGCCAATTTGTGAACATTCGTCGGCTCGCCCGCCGCATCCATGTGTTCGGTTTCTTTTAGGGCTGCCGCCCCGACTGCTTGTGCAATTTGTGATTTATGCGGCATCGAAAAACTCCAGTCGTTGAATTGTTCCGTTCTCCCTTTGCCCGTTCGGCATCCGCACGAACTGGCTTTTCAGCCACGTCTTAGGGTCGCCCCCGAGACGCACCGCCTCTTCCATGAATTTCCTGTCACTCGCCTCATCGGTCGCCTGATACCAGCCATGCAGCGACTTCGAACCCGAAAAAACCACCATCCGCAACTTGCGAAACTCCGAGAGCCAGATATGCCGCGCCGCCTGCTCATCGAGCGTCGCCCCGTCATCGAACTCCACGACGATATTCTGGCGCGGCCCCGTGTTGTCCAAAGTATGTGCCGAAAGCTCGCCATCACTCTTCCGCTTCCCCTCCAGAGCCGACATGGCGCTCGGCACAACAAACTCCCAAAGGTGCAACTGTCCGCTAAACGTCGAAAGCGGCGCCGTCTCAAACTTCGAAACTCCCATACCCACGCACACCAGCGCCTCGCTGCCCCCCAGTAATTCGCCCAAAAACCACTCAGGCGTGGCCTTCTCCATGTTTGCAGCATCCAGCGCCGAAGCCTCCCGCAGCCGCTCCAGCGACCATTCCCTCCGCTTGGAGAGCCGACGGCACTCCG